TCGACTCCAGCGGTAACTTGCTGGTGGGGACTACGAACACAACACCAGCGCAAAGTAATGTTGCAGGGGTTGCTATTAGGCCCGACGGTATTTCTGTGACAGGTGCAGGTGCTCTTACTGTAAACAGAGATTCTGACGGAATTATTCAGTCAATTTTACGGAGCGGCTCTCTCGTTGGCAATATATCCGTAACAACCTTACTAACCTCCTACAACACCACTTCCGACTACCGTTTAAAAACTGTTGTTGGTGCGGTAACTGGCGCGGGTCAACGTATTGATGCTCTCAAGCCAATTGATTATTTGTGGAAAGAGGGTAACGTGCCTGCCCGTGGCTTCTTGGCTCACGAATTCCAAGAGGTTTATGCAGGCAGCGTAAGCGGCACTAAAGACGCTGTGGACGCTGATGGCAAGCCTATGTATCAAGCCATGCAAGCAAGCACCTCTGAGGTCATTGCTGACCTTGTAGCTGAACTCCAATCCCTCCGTGCCCGTGTCGCTCAACTTGAAAGCAAACCATGACCCAAATAACTTGGACAATCACAGCCATGAACTGCTCAACCACTGAGCAGAACCCAGACACCGTAATTGTTTGCCATTGGACTTGCAGCGGCACTGACGGCACCTACACCAGCAGCGTCTACTCAACCTGCTCTGTGCCTACGCCTACAGGCACCTTTACTCCCTACTCTGACCTGACGCAAGAGCAAGTGCTTGGCTGGATTTGGGACAACGGCGTGGACAAAGACGCTACTGAGGCCGCTGTGCAGGCTCAGATTGAAGCCCAGATCAACCCGCCTGTAGTAACCCCACCGCTTCCTTGGGCCGCATAACGGGACGCTGCCACCCGCTTCTGGCAGCATATTAAAAAGGAAAACGAAATGGAAAACAAAAAGCCCCAGATCGTCACCATCGACGGTGTTGAGCATGACGCCAACACTTTTACCGAACAGCAAATCTTGCTGCTGAACCACACCATTGATCTTGATCGCAAGATCGGCTCAACGCAGTTTCAGCTACAGCAACTCCAAGTGGGCAAGGATGCATTCTTGAAGATGCTTAAAGATGATCTGGACAAGCCTGAAAAAGTAGAAGCCGAAGCTGTATGAAACCCGCCCCGTTCCCTGTTCTGTGGTTCCTGAAAGCCAGCAACTCGCTGGCGGTGACGATGCCTTGGCGCACAGTCTACTGCCGACCCGGACAAGAGGAGAACTACGCACTGGCCGCTCACGAGGCGGTGCATGTGTCACAGATCGAGCGGGACGGGGCTATCAAATGGACGGTGAAGATTTTCTACTACCTCATCAGGTACGGTTATCTAAAAAGTCCGTATGAGGTAGAAGCTCGGGCCAAGTCTGGGTACTGACATGGAACTCTTTGACCTGCTCTCCAAAAGCTGGCCGATACTGTTGGCGTTGATCACGCTCATTATCGTTTTGAGCAAGCTCGACCTCCGGGTAGCTGTTTTGGAAGAGAAGATCAAGACATTGTTTGAGTTGTTCAACAGGAAAGACAAATGAAAGCCAAGCTCACTTTTTGTGTCACGTTGATGGTCAGCCTGACACTCTGCGTTGTTGTGATGGGCATGGTTGGCGTCATGTTGATGGGCCTGTTTGATGAGAAGGTGGACAACACCGAGATTTTTAAACTGATTAGCCCTGCGTTTCAAACAATTGTCGGGGGGTTCATTGGGCTATTGGCAGGTGTCAAGCTATCGCACGACGAAGAGGAAAACAAATAATGGATCAACTACTCAACCTACTCAAGGGCTTTGCCCCCACCATTGCTACCGCTGTAGCTGGCCCTCTTGGTGGCGCGGCGGTGTCGATGCTCTCCAAGAAGTTCGGAGTGGAAGACACCGTAGCTGCTGTGGCACAGGCTATTGCCGGTGACCCCAAGGCAGAAGAAAAGCTGCGGGAACTCGACCTTGAGTACGCCAAGATGCACCTTGAGAACGTCAAGGGTGCGCGGGATATGCAGACCGCTGCGCTGGGTCAGTCGGATGTGTTCTCCAAGCGGTTCATCTACTACTTCGCATCCTTCTGGTCAGTCTGCTCTGTTGTTTACATTGCGTTCATCACCTTCGCTACCATCCCGGCACCAAACATTCGCTTTGCCGACACCATCCTTGGGTTCCTGCTGGGCACAGTCGTGGCAACCATCTTGAACTTCTTCTACGGCACGAGCAAGTCGAGCCAAGACAAGACTGACAAGATGGCTGAGATGGCAAAGGAAATGCGGTGAACCTCACGCCTCACTTCACGCTTGAAGAACTGACGATGACAAGCCACCGGCAGTTCGACAACACACCCAACGCTGCGGAGACTGCCAACCTGACCCGATTGGCGCAGTTTCTGGAGTTGGTGAAGACCAAGCTGGACAACAAGCCGATCATGGTCAACTCAGCCTATAGGTCTAAACAGGTCAATGACTCAGTGGGTTCCAAGGACACCAGCCAGCACCGGCTAGGTTGCGCTGCTGACATCCGTGTACCCGGCATGACCCCTGATCAAGTTGTACGCGCTATCATGAGCCACGGGCTGTACTTTGATCAGATCATCCGTGAGTTCGATGCTTGGACGCATATCAGCATCCCCAACACCGCAGCCCTGCTCCCCCGCCGACAGGCGCTTATCATTGACAAAGCAGGCACTCGACCATTTGCCTGATTCGTGGGAAAATGAGCTATGCCTTTACAGAAAATTACCTTAAAAAGTGGCGTGAACCGCGAAAACACGCGGTACGCTAACGAAGGGGGGTACTACGAGTCGGATAACGTGCGTTTCCGTCAGGGAGCCCCCGAGAAGATAGGCGGGTGGCTTCGCATTTCTGCAAATACGTTCTTGGGCGTGTGCCGTTCCCTTTGGAACTGGGTTACGTTAGGCTATCAAAACCTTATTGGGGTTGGGACAGACCTCAAGTTCTACATATCCAACGGCGGTGCGTATTACGACATCACTCCGACCCAGACTGTCCACACACTGACCGGCCCGTTTACCACAAACGGCACTACCACGGTCACAGTCACGGATGCCGGTGGGGGATACATCAATAACAGCTACGTGACGTTTACAGGCGGCACTGCCGTTGGCGGGGTACTCATAACTGGGGAGTACCTGATAACGTACTCTTCAGGTTCCACTTACACCATCACTGTCGCAACTGCACCAACAGCAGCGTCTGGCGGCGGGACAGTCTATGCCGTGTACCAGATCAACCCCGGCCCAAGTTACGCGGCCCCCCTGTCTGGATGGGGCTCTGGCGCTTGGGGTTCTGGAACTTGGGGCAACAGCGCAAGTTCTGTGGAAGCTCTGCGGATTTGGAACCAATTCAACTTTGGTGAAGACCTGCTGTATGGCCCAAGGGGTGGGCCGCTGTACTACTGGGATGCCACTATTGGTTACCTAGCACCCACGGTCACCATGACAATTGCCAACCCTTGCGTTGTCACCACCACACTAAATCTGCCTGACTTGACTCCAATCGTCTTTGAGACCACCGGGGCATTGCCTACGGGCTTGCTGGTAGGCACAACCTACTACACCCGGTATGTATCAGCCACCACGTTCAATCTATCCTTGACCCCCGCAGGGGCGCTCATCATCACTTCGGGTAGTCAGTCGGGTGTGCAGACCATATCCCAGAGAGGCGTTTTGTTGTCTGCGTTGGCAACAGCAAGCAATGTCCCGCTGAGCCAGATATTCTTCCTTGTTTCTGATGCCAGCCGGTTTGTCATTTGCTTTGGAACGAACGACATTGGCTCCTCCACAGTCAATCCGATGCTTGTGCGCTGGTCAGATCAAGAAGACCCCGCCCTTTGGACGCCTTCCATTACTAATCAGTCAGGCAGTATTACCCTGTCCCACGGTTCCACCATCGTCACTGCAATACAGAGCAAGCAAGAGATCGTGATCTTTACAGATTCTGCGCTGTACTCACTTCAGTATCTCGGGCCGCCCTATGTTTGGGGGTCACAGCTACTTGCAGACAACACCTCTCTTGCTGGCCCTAATGCCGTGACGCTGGCGGCGGGGACCATTTACTGGATGGGCGTAGACAAGTTCTACAAGTACGACGGACGGCTGCAAACCCTCAACTGTGACTTACTCAGGTATGTCTACAACGACATTGATCGCACGCAGTTTGAGCAGGTCTATGCGTCCACCAATGAGGGTTTCAGTGAGGTGTGGTGGTTCTACCCCAGTAACGGCTCGACAACCAACGACAGCTATGTGGTCTACAACTACCTAGAGAATGTCTGGTACTACGGCTCTATGGCCCGGACGGCGTGGCTGGACAGCGGCCTCCAAGAATACCCTGTTGCAGCCACCTACAGCAACAACCTTGTCCAGCACGAACTGGGTGTGGATGATGGTGTAGCCGCCACCCTTGCGCCAATCAATGCGTTCATAACCTCATCCCAGTTTGATATTGGCGACGGCCACAACTTTGCGTTTGTCTGGAGGATGCTGCCTGACCTGACCTTCAACGGCTCCACCGCCGGGACAACACCCAGCCTGACCATGCAACTCCTGCCTTTGCAGAACTCTGGCTCGGGATACAACAACCCCAAGTCAGTCGGCGGCAACAGCAGCAGCGCAGAAGGAACAGTCACAGCCACCCAGACCTACCCCATTGATTTGGACACCTACAACGGGCAGTTGAACATCCGGGTCAGAGCGCGGCAGATGTCCATGAAGATCAGTTCAAACACCCTTGGCACACAGTGGCAGATGGGCGCTCCAAGAATTGACATCAGAAATGATGGGCGTAGGTAATGGCACAAAAGAACGTAGTAGCCCCCCGGCTACCTAGCCCCCCACAGGAGTATGACCCTGTTTACATGAACCAACTGTTGAGTTTGTTGCGTCTGTACTTCAACCAACTCGACAACGCAGGGCCGATGGCAGGTTCTACACAGATTAACGGAACCGCTGTAGTATCGGGTTTGAGCTTCTTCCCTACGTCTGGCACAGACCCCAGCCTGCCAACAGACGCTGACTTTGCCAATTTGCGAATCGGGGATGTGTACAGAGACACCCAGAACGGGGTGATGAGCAACAACCAAACGCTTAAAATAAAGACCGCACTATGAGCCTAAATCAATTAGCCAACCACATGTCGGCTCAAGGCCGGGGTCCAGACTCCACTCTTGTGCACATGTCTCCTCGTGAGGTGTCAGGACTGCAGAGTCTGGCTATGGCACACGGCGGGACTCTGACCATTAACCCGCAAACGGGACTGCCTGAAGCAGGGTTCCTCGACAGCCTGCTACCCACGCTTCTTGGCGGTGCAGCTACTTACCTTACTGGGGGCGCAATTACCCCCATGATGGCGGCAATGGGTGTCGGTGGCCTGACGGCGTTGACCAGCAAAGACCTCGGCAAAGGGCTCATGGCGGGCCTTGGTGCTTATGGCGGTAGCGGCATCATGGAAGGCTTGGCGGGGTTTGGTACGGGGGCGTTGTCTGCTGAAGCAGGAGGGGCAGCAATTAACGCTGCGGGAGTAGACCCCCTAAGTTTTGAAGCAGATCAAATAGCTCAAAACGCCATTGCACCCAAAATAGCAAACGCTTCTTACTACGACAAAATAGCCGCCGGGGCATCAAAAGCCATGAGCGAACCAATGAACGCACTGAGCGCAATTGGCGGCGGTAGTAAATTTAAAGGCGCGGCAATGCTGGGCGCTCCGTTGCTATCAGCCCTATCAACTCAAGAAGCTACGCCAGCCCCGACGTTCCAGCAGACACAGTTTGACCCCCGAGCGGCCAACATAAACATTCGCAGAGAGCAACGTCCGTATCAACCAGACACAGGCAGTTCTGCACAACGCGGGTACTTTGGGACTACGTACATCGACCAATACGGCGCTGATGGTGGCTTTGTTGCAGATGGCGGGATACAGCATTTTGCCAGTGGCGGTGTTCCTCTCGACCCCACCTACGACTACTCGGGCTACGGCAGGAAGAACACAACGCGACCCGTTCCGGTAGTGCAGCCTAAAGCCCTAGCCAAGCCAGACTTTGTTGGCGCAGATGGTAAAACGTACCGTTACGACCCGGCAAAGAAAAGCTGGTATGTCTTCAAAGACGCTCCAGCAAAAACCAATCCCGGTGTTGCAGTGCTGATGGGGGATCAAGGCGGTGAAGGCGGTGCGGGGGAGTTTGGTGGACAGAAAGGTACGCCCGACTATGCACCGGCGGCAGCATTGGGCCGCACCTTGTCCAACATGGGGCTAACCACCGCTGGCGGGTATCTATCACAGCAAGCACAGAACGGTTTTACAGGGCAAACCATCGAAGCGCTGGGCAAAGACCCCGAAACGGGGCTAGCCCCCGGTGAATTGGCCGGTAGCCCGCAACAAAGCAGTCTAAGTAACAGTGCACAAACACAAACACAAACTGCCGCCGCCCCGGCTGCCGCTCCTGCCGCTCCTACTGGCATAGCGACCCTAGGTTCACAGGCTGCACAGATAGAAGCAGACGCCGCACAAGCAGAAAGAGCCGCAATAGCAGACGCCCGCGCAGAGAGAGAAACCGCCAACGCACAAGCTGATAAAGATGCTCAAGCCGCTACGGTTAGTTCGCCCGTGGGAGCACCCTCGGTTACAGGCACTGCACTTGGTGCAGGCCCGAGTGCCGCCCCGGCGAGTTCGGACTTAGAGGGCCCCGGCGGAGGTGGTGTAAGCGGCCAGAGTGGCCCGAGTGGTGGCCCAAGTGCTGCCCCAGAGGCTACAGGCCCAGAGGCTACTGGCCCAGAGGGCCCCGGCGGAGGCGGTGTAAGCGGCCAGAGTGGTGAGGGCGCAGGTGCGGGAGCGGGCGCAGGTGAGGGTGCGGGAGCGGGAGCGGGAGCGGGAGCGGGCGCAGGTGAGGGTGCGGGTCCAGAGGGCCCCGGCAGCGACTACGCGTATGGTGGCACGATAGGCCGGTACGCCCAAGGCGGGCTCGGCTCCCTCGGCGGCTACTCGGATGGCGGCAGGCTGCTGCGCGGGCCCGGTGATGGTGTGTCGGACCATATCCCTGCAACGATTGGCCGTACCCGGCAACCTGCGCGACTTGCCGATGGGGAGTTTGTAGTCCCGGCCCGGATTGTGTCTGAACTGGGCAACGGCTCCACCGAAGCGGGCGCACGTGCGCTGTATAAAATGATGGATCGCATCCAAGCCAACCGCCGTAAGACTACAGGCAAAAACAGTGTCGCTGTAGATTCCAAAGCACGCAAATATCTTCCCGCATAAGGACGCATCATGGCAGAAGCAACACAAACAGTCGTAAATCAGATTGGGTATAACCCAGCAGTTGCTCCGTACTTGCAGGAGAACATGGGTCAAGCACGGGCGCTGACTTACAACTACAAGATGGGGCCAGACGGAAAGCCCATCATCGGCGCAAACGGGATGCCCGAGATTGAGAGCTTTAAAGAGCCTGAAAAGTACGGTGGGCAAGTCCCCGTAATGCAGACTCCTACGCATACAGAAGTTATGGAGATGGTTGTCGGCACACGACCAAATCCTAATAACTACAAAATAGCAGATGCAATTGCACTGCAAAAAAACCCAAACGATCCAAAGTATGCAACTCCAAAATTAGATGCCGAAGGAAAGCCGGTAACCGAGTTTAAAGGGTACGAAAGGCAAGCTGAGTTTTCAGACCTGCAGAAGCAGGCCATGCAGGGCGCTAGGGACATGGTCGGCGGTAAAGCCGAAGTTGCCAACCAAAGTGCTCAAGATATTATGAAAACTGCGGCAGATACTGCTGCGAAGTCTTCATACACAAAAAGCACCGCAGGGAATCAATACACCGCCCCCAAAGAGCTTGGTTACACCGCCGAAGATGCAAAGTCTCAACAGGCAGGGATTGCTACTCTACCTACGGGGGAGACGGCCACAGCGGCCACAATGGGTAAAGCCCCAACCGGCATAGCTGCAATTGGGCAGGCGCAGCAAGATCAGATGGCTCCAGAGATGGCTGCTCAAACCGGGACAGCAGCAACTGGGATCGCCGCGCTTAACAAAGCCACACCGCAGATGACCGCGCAAGCAGCTAATGCCGCCACACTGGGTGCCGCCCCGGAAGCCGCGCAGCAACAGTTTGCAGGGCCAAAAGATGTAAGCGCGGAGCGGGTGGGGGCAGAACGCGTAAGCGCACCTAACTTAAAAGACTTGCGGATGGATGCGGCAAAAGACATTGCCGGTTCAACAGTTGAATCCAGAGACATAAAAGCCGCTAAAGACACGGGTTTGGCAAGTCTTAAAAACTACCAGATGGGGCCAGCGGAACGGGTGGAAACAAAGAGTTTTGCCCAACCCGGCTCGGCGGATGCGTACATGTCGCCCTACATGCAAAGTGTGGTGGGCATCCAGCAACGCGAAGCGCAACGAGCCGCAGACGTTGCGACCACTGGGCGTAAAGGCGAGCAGACCCGAGCAGGCGCTTTTGGTGGCTCCAGAGCAGCCATTATGGACGCTGAAGCTGCTCGTAACCTTGCTACTCAACAGGGTGACATCCAAGCGCAGGGTTTGCAGGAAGCGTATAAACAAGCACAGCAGCAGTTCAATACGGAACAAGGCCAAGGCCTACAGGCCCAGACCGCCAATCAACAAGCTGGGTTGACGGTTGGAAAAGAAAACCTTGCTGCTAATTTAGGCGTTCAGCAACTGGGCGAAGGACAGATCAACCTTCAAACCAAACTTGCCAATCTAAACAATGAGCAGCAAGCGGCGGTTCAAAACGAATCCAACAGGCTGCAAGCGCAGGGGTTAACCGCAGGCCAAGCCATGCAGGCCGCGCTTGCCAATCAGGGCGTGCAGCAGCAGGCCAACGTGCAAAACCTGAGTGCAGGTCTCCAAACGCAAGGTCTCGGTGCGCAGACCGGGCTACAAGCGCAGCAGTCCAATCAGCAGTACAACATGCAAGGCCAGCTTGCCAATCAGCAGACGGGTCTTGCCGCGCAGCAGGCCAATCAAGGCATGGAGTACAACACCAACGCACAGAACGCACAGTTGCGACAGCAGACCGAGTTAGCCAACCAAGGACAACGCGGACAGTACGGGCTTCAGCAGGGGCAGTTTAACCAAGCTGCCAACATGCAGACCTCTGCACAAGCCCAAGAAGCGCAACGGCAGAATCAGGCAATGGCGGGGCAGTACGGGTTGTCCGACACGGGTAATCAGCAGCAGACCAACATGGCAAACGCTGGCTACCAGCAACAAACCGGAATGGCAAATCTTGCAAATCGGCAAGAAGCAGAAAGGCAAAATCAAGCCGTTGGCAGTCAGTACGGGCTTGCCAATCTTGCCAACAGACAGCAAACGGAGATGACCAACGCGGGGTATCGCCAGCAGACGGGCATGGCCGATCAAGCGCTGGCCGGCCAGTATGGGATGCAGCAGGGCACTATGGATCAGCAGGCCGCTATGCAAACAGCGGCGAATAGGCAAGCAGCCGGGATGTACGGTGCACAAGCCCAAAACGAACGGGCGCAGTACAACACCACCAACGATCAGCAAATTGCACTTGCCAACCAAGCCGCAAGTAATAGAGCCAGTGAGTTTGGCGCTGGGCAGGGGCTGACTTCGGCAGGAACGGCTGCACAGTACGGGCAAGCGGCCAACCAACTGAACGAGCAGTCCGGGCAGTTTGGCGCTAACTTGGGGCTACAGGGGCAGCAAGCCGCCATGCAGGGTGCTACGGGGCTGTCCAATATTGCAGGGCAGGGGTACAACCAAGGCGTACAAACAAACCAACTGCTGGCCGGGTATGGTCAACAGCAACAAGGCGCAGAACAACAGCGGTTGAACACGCGGTACCAAGACTTTTTGAACGAGCAAAACGACCCGTACAAGAAACTCGGGTTTATGGCAAACACCGCCAGTGCAGCGCCCACAGCCAATCTGGGCAGCACCATGTACCAAGCGGCCCCCAGCACCTTCAGCCAAGTAGCCGGGTTGGGCACGGCAGCGGCGGGCGCGTTCGGCGCTGCGGGCGGGTTTGGCTCTAAAGCAACCGGCGGTATGGTTGGGCGCTATGCCAAGGGGGGTCTGGTACGATCACGCCCACAAGGTCTTGTTGCGTTGGCTATCCACAGCATGGCATAAGGAATCAAAATGTTTGATGATCGAATTGGCAATCTGCAAAAGATGCTGGCTAGGATGGATGCAGCAGGCAGGCAGAAATACGCTACTGACCATGCAGATGATCCTATTGCGGTATCAATGGCATTGTTTGTAAACAACATCGCCAAAGAGCTTAAAGAAGGTAAGCAGGGGGAGCCTAATATGCCGCCCCCGGTGGCGCAGCAGGCAATTCAGTCAATGACGCAGCCGCAGATGCCGCAAGGAGGCCCACCGCCCCAAGGCCCACCTCAAGGCATGCCACCACAGGGGGGACCGCCGCAAGGCCCACCACAAGGCATGCCGCCACCACAAGGCATGCCGCCTCAAGGCCCCCCACAAGGCATGCCACCGCCTCAAGGCCAACCGCAAATGGCGGCAAACGGCGGCTACATGGACTCCCGACTGCCCGAAGAGATGGGCATAGGCGCTCTTCCAGAACGCAGCCTGTCTAACATGGCCGACGGCGGGATCGTTGGGTATGCTGGTGGTGGAAGCTCGGGGCCGGGGACAACGGCAGACTATCGTAACTATGCGCTTACGCAAGCAGCAGCAATGGGGCTCGACCCGCAGTTTGTGGACAGCATTTTTTCGTATGAGTCTAGAACCAAAAACTACCCAACTGGGTACGACCCTAGTGCCGCTTCAGGAAGTGGTTCCGTGGGTATTGGTCAATTGATATCGGCAACGGGCAAAGCCTATGGAGTAGCGCCAGAAGAACGTACAAACCCTATAAAAAATATAGATGCGTCTTTACGTTTTATGAAAGATTTACAAAAAAAATACAATAATGATCCGCGTTTAATGGCCGTGGCTTACAACCAAGGAGAACCGGTACTAAACAGCCACCTAAAGAAAAATAACGGTATGTTGGTTCCTGATAATTTAAGAAACGAAATAGCTGAAAGTTTGACTAAAAAAGGCAGGCTTACACCAGAACAAGTAGCACAACGGGCTACCGAGCCTGTAGAGTACCTCAAACGAACTGTGGATAAACCCAAAGACACAACCAATCCTTTTGGCAGTGCCGTCGCGGCCCCTGCTGCGGCCCCCGCAGCGCCAGAAGACACCGGCAGTTTTACAAACTACTCCCCAAACGAGTTGGCAGCCCTACGCGGGGGAGCAAAAACAGCGGGGCAAGTAGTGCGGTCTCTGGTGCAAAACCCGTTGGCAAAAATTATAGGCGGGTATGCAGGGATTGCAGGCTCGGTGCTGCCGGGGGCAGAAGGACAAGGCGCGGACTATGCAAAAAGGGCAGAAGACTACTTGGGCTATAACCCCGAGTACACTGAAGATAGCAAAAAAGTTTTAGGTGCGTTAAATGCGCCCAGCGCCGCATTGAGCAAATATTTAGCTAAACCCGCAGGGGAGTTCTTGGCTGAGAACGTGAACCCGGCCACCGGAGCTATTGTGGAAGGCGCTATCACGGCTGCTCCCGCTGCATTGGGTTTGCGTTTTGGACGGGGGCCAAAAACAACAGCACCCGCCGCAGCACCCGCCGCAGCACCCGCCGCAGCACCCGCCGCAGCACCCGTTCGAACAGTGCCAACCCCCGCGCAAGTGGCGGCTGCAAACACGGCTAAGCCCGCAATTGTGGGCCCCCAGCTACCACCGTTTGTTGGCCCGCCGAGACCGTTTGTTGGCCCCCCACTACCAACACCGGCACAACAAGCCGCCGCTTTGGTTGGCCCCCCTCGCCCAACTGCTGCACAAAGGGCAGTTCCAGCCGCGCCTAGTACGGGTTTAGCTACTTTGCCAGCAGCCGCAACAGCAGCCGTTGCACCCGTGTCTAGAATGGCCGCAGCACGCGCCGCAATGGGAGAAGCGGGTAGAGGAAGTGCCGCTCTTTTACCTGCAATTGCGGCGGCGGGCGCGGGCACTGGTTCTGGCGGAACTTCGGACGACGGGCGGGAGCCCTACAGCACCGGAGAGTATCAAGGCAAGTCTGGTATTGCCGATACAGATATTGGGCCGTTGACGCCAGCAATCAAAAAAGAAGCCGTAGCCGTTGCTAAAGCTGAAATACCCAAAGAAGACCGTAAAGGGTTTGGCTACGAAGACCTGATGATGTTTGGCCTGCAACTGATGGGAAACAAATCTCCAAACTTTGGAACAGCCTTTGGTGAAGCGGGTATTGCGGCACTAACTGCCAAACAAGCTCGGGAAAAAGCCGCAGGCGATCAGCAAAAAGAAGCGGCAATGGCTAGGTACTACGAAAAATACGGCAACTACCTCGACTCGGAGGGGGCCCGTAAAGCCGCAGAAGACAAGCCGCAAATGCAATACCAAAAGGCTATTGACAATGCAATTGCCAAGTTGAAGGAAGCCCCCGAATACAAGTTTGCAAAAACACCGGCTGAAAAAACGCAAATGGAGAATAACGCTCGGGCAACAGTAAAGGCTAGTTTCTTGTCCGTCTATCCAGAGCTTGCGGATACACTCGGAGGTACGCCTTCTGTCCGCGGAGAGGTGATTGATTTCAACTCCATTAAATAGTCGCATATGCCCTACTCAATCCAACTTCCTGACGGTACCCTTGTCGAGAACATACCGGATGAAGTGGATCCGAGTGCGGCAAAAGCGCGAATCATTGCGCAGCACCCCGAGCTAGGCCCCAAACCGAAAACCGGGATTGGCGCGGCTCTAGGCAAAGGCGTCGAGTCCATCATCTCCAGCGGGCGCACAGCCTTCGGTGCCGCTACCGGGGATGCCGACGAGGCAGCACGCGCAGGACTTGAGCGCGGTGAAGCGATGGGCAAGAAGTACGCTGACCAAGTCAGCTTGCAAAAAGTCAAAGACGCGTACAACAAAGACGGCGTGCTGTCTGCGGCAGGCGAGGCGATCAGTCAGATCCCCGCAGCAATTGCAGAACAGGCACCCAACCTTGCGGCTATGGCCGGCAGTGCGCGACTCGGGGCAATGGCAGGTAGCGTGCTGGGCCCCGTTGGGGCAACCGTTGGCGGCATTGGAGGTGCGCTGATACCGGCTCTGGCGCAGCAGTTTAGTGGCAACATTGAACGGCAGGCACAAGAGGGCGTCCCGGTTAGTTCAGGCAGCGCACTGGCTGCTGCGGTGCCGCAGGCAGGCTTGGACGTAGCCGCGAGCCTGATTCCGTTCGGTGGCCGGCTAGTTCAGAAACTGACCGGCATCCCTATGGGAGCGCTGCTTGGGCGTAGTGCCGAGAGCGCAGCCAAGTTGGCCGACGAGCGGTTGCTGACGGTGCTTGCCAAAGGCACGGGTGTCGGCGCTCTGGCCGAGATACCCACCGAGATTACCCAGCAGATGCTGGAGCGGGCACAGGCCGGCCTGTCGCTCTCGAGTCCAGACGCACTCAAGGAGTACGGCGAGACCGCGTATCAGGTTGGCCTGTTGGCACCACTTGGTGCGGTTGGTCGGCTGTCAGAACGCAGCGGTGCCCGGATGGATGTTGCGGCGAAGCAACAGGAAGAAGCTGCCCAAGCCGCAACGGTTCAGCAACAGCAAGAAGCTGCTGCAGCGCAGAAAAAGGCAACAGACGATGCGGACCCCAACTACGCCATAAAACTGCGGGCGGACTATGTTGCTGCCAACGTCGAGATGCAACGGCTCAATCAAGCCGTCAAGGCGCTGAGCGCTGAGAAAGACCCGCTGTCCGTAGCTGACGCCAAAGATGCGCGTAAAGCCCGGGACGCGTACGCCAAAGAGACTATGCAGCCGCTGGTGGACGAGATTCGCCGTGTACGCCAACTGCACCCCGGGGTTGACTTCCGCCCAACTCCTGCGGCTGCTGTGCCCGCGGCGGCACCTGCTGTTGCTCCCATTGAACCTGTGGCTCCTGCACCCGTTGCGCCTGCCGTTGCGCCTGCCGTTGCACCCTTGACCAAGGCACAGGCGGCTGAAGGTACGGTGTCAGAGCCGGCACCCTTTACGGCACCCGCGGCAGCAGCGCCTGCGCGTATGGAAGAGATCCAGTCGCATGTAGAAGCCATCATGGGCTCGCCTGAAGTCGCTGCTGAGATGGTGGCGAACAATGAACAGGTGCCGGGGCTGACCCCTGAAGAGAACGCACTCTTCTTGGAGATGCTACAGCAGCGACTGGCACAGGAGGAACTGACCGGAGAAGTTGCCGTGCCTGCGGGTGCCGATGTTGCCCCCGCCAAGAAAGCAAAGGGTAAGAAGGCCGCAGCCCCGGTAGCCCCGGTAGCCCCGGTAGCCCCGGCGGTCGAAGACACGACGGTTGAGCCCACAGAGCCCCGCACGCTTGATCAGTCGTTTGCTGCGATGGACCGCACGCCTGAAGAACCTGTACCCCAAATCCCGGCAGGCAGCCAATACATGATCCCCGGAGCCGCGCCCCTTAAAAAAACCGGTGCAGTGCAGACGCAAGCGCTAACGCAAGAAATTCAAACGGAATTGAAGCAGCTTAGCAAAGCGTACATCACGGCTCGTCAAGAAGGGCGTAGGGCCGATGCGCTGGCAGTTATTGATCGTATGCGCTACCTGAAAGAACAGGGCAAAGCCGCCGAAGTTGGCCCCGCTTTGGAAGGCGCAGCAAACACCAGCCAAAGTGAAACAATAGAAACAAAACCCGCAGATCGGACATCTCCCAAAGCGTTGCAGCAAGACATTGCGCGGGCGCAAGCGCTGCCAAATTTGTCGGATACCCACGCCGAACTGCTGGACAAACTGCAGCAAAACTTACCCGAGTTGCTTCGGTACAAAGCGCCTACAACGGGGCAAACCCCCGGCTTGGAGACCACCAAGGCCGTGCCAGAAGCTGCACGTGGCGCGGGCGATACGAGGGTACGGATCGTTGACTTTCTGGACAGCCTGAGACAGGGCCTGCCTGCTGAGACAGAAGCGCGTAACCTGCAGCAGCAGCTTGCACAGATTGAACGCCAATCACAGCAAGAAGTCTCCCCGCGTGAACTGCAAGGCATGCTGGTAAAACTTGCAAAGCCTGAGTTGAGCAACAAGGAAAGAGGGCTGCTGCGTCTGGTGGGGGAGAATCAATCGACGATTATGGAAGATCCAGTAGCGCGGATGACCGTGGCGCGGTGGCTGGCGTCGGATGTGGGGCAGGGTATTGGAGAAGCCACACAGGGGCTGCGGAAATATTTTGGCATTGCACCGGAGCAAGAGGAGGCGGTCCGCCCCACTGCCAAAGCGGTGGACGAGCGCAGTGCGCAGATTGAGAAAGAATATGCCGCGGCAAGACAGGCCATAGATAAAGTTGCTGCCGATGCCGGCATCCCGCTACAGCCGTTGGCAAACACCATTCAGCGCCTGCAAGAACAGGCAGCACGAGCTAAAGCCGCCGTGGAAAAAGCGGAGCCCGAGGCCCGTGATGGCGCTAAACCTGCACTTACAAAACTTGCCAACCTTCAAGGTGCGTACAACACGCTTTTGCAACGCGTATCCGAAGCCTCAGCAAAGTACGACACGAAGATCAAAGAAACGCTGTCAACATCTGCAGAATCAAAAGCGGCTACGGCGCGGCTTGAGAAAGCCAAGGTCGCCAAGAGTCTACTGGACACGATCAACGATTCCGATAGCGGTGGTGCTCGACACGATGCTCGCAATGCGCTTAACAAACTAATGCCGTTGAATGTGCAGGCTGAGCCCAAAGCGGAAGCTCCCGCGAAAGCCCCTGCAGACACAAGCGTGTCTGAGATGCAAGAGGACATGTTCCCGGCGGAACGCAAGCAAGCGGTTCAGCGCGAAGAAACGCAGGGTATGTACGAGGACTTGTTTGGTGAGCAGAAGCCCACTGTGGCCGAAACCCGCGCTGAGAAACAAGAGGAGTCTCGCAAGGAACGCAAGTTGACCGGCGACCTGAGCGCCTTGCTTGGGAAACAGATCTCGTTCGAGAAACGCCGCGCTATGCTGGCGGCTATTGACGAGGCTCCGCTTAAACGGCAAGCGTTTGAGGATGCGATCAATGATGCAAAGCTGTCGCAAGCGGAGCGCGATGCCGCACAAGTAGCGTTGACCGCGTACGTTGCAAAACTTCGTAAGAGGGCGGAGGACAAGGATGCAAGCTACGCAACAGCATACAAGCTTCGCGGTGAAGAGTCTGGAAAAGTCCAAGACCTTAAAGGGCAGTTGGAAGCCCCCGGGCTCACGGATGCTAAGCGCACCGGCCTGCAGGCCCAGTACCGCAAAGCGCAAGACCAACTCAACAAACGCGACGCACAACTTGCACGCCTTCGCGGTGTTGCCATAGACCCTGTCGAGACTTCTGAACAGCGGTTAGAAACTCTGGAGCAGTTGGCTCGGGAAACCTACAAAAAAGCAGTTACCGAAGAAGAGCAGGCCCAGCTTGACAAGACAAAGGGGCGTGCGGGTGTGGCAACGGTTAAAGCAACGCAACCCACATCCGTGTTGCGGACAGGTCGAGCCGATCAAGTTGGGCTTCTGGATAAAGACAAGGACACGTACACACGGCCAGATTTGAGGGTGACAGAGAAGCGTGCGCCCAAGCAGCGCAATGTGGAGATCAGCAAAGAAGAGATGGAGTTGGCGAACCAGCTAGAACAAGGGTCGAAGCCCGTATATTCCAAGATGACTCTGGCGCTGGGGTCTTACAAAGACCAAGTTAATGCGGCTATAAGCAAAGTAAGCGACCTCAACGCCAAGCTGAGCGCCGTCAAGGAGAGACAGGAGGCGCTTGAAAAACAACGGCCATCCAAAGAAAAAGTTGCGGCGGGCGTTACATCCCCGTGGACCGAAGAAAAAGCGGAAGCGCTTGTTTATCAGCAGAAGTCTATTCAGACAGAATTGAATAGCGCTAAAAAAGAATGGGCACGGATTACCAGTCGGGAGGCAGCGTCCGTGGGGGTTGAGTCGGAGGCTGAAAAAGCACAACAAGCAGAACTTGATAAATACACAAAGTACATCAAGGAACTACGCAAGCGTGTGCCGGTAGCTCAAAGAGATCAGGCGTATGTGGTGTATCGTGGAGTTCGCACGCCTGTGTCCGAAGTCCTGACCAAAGTGTCAGCAACCTTGAAAAGTCTGAAAGAAGACTTGGCGGTGGGATCTTTGCCGGGGGAGACGGGCAAGACCAAACTAAGCGACGAAGCAAAGTCCGATGCCGTGCTGCTCCGAGAGAACAGCCCTGACTATGAACTGCGCGACACCGTCGACTTGACTGGCGCTGCACTGGAGGCTGTGAAGGACGGGCGGGTGCTTGATGCGCTGGATGCGATTGGGGCCAACTCAAACTCGCCGTTCGTCAAGGAGCTAGTCAAGAACCTACGCCCGTTGGTGATGCGGACCAAGCTTCGCGTCACAGACAATTTGATGTACCGGGGTAAACGCGTTGAGGGTGAGTACGACTTTGACACCAACACCGTCACTATGGACTCCGATGCGCTGACCGAAGAAGCGGTGCTGCACGAGATGACCCACGCGGTGACTACCCGGCTGCTGACGGTGGATCCGTCGCAGCTTACTAAAGAGCAACGTGCCGCCCGGGTAGAGCTTGAAAAGCTGTTCAAGGCGATTCAAAAAGACAAAGCGTTTGCAAACGAATACGGCAAGAAAAGCATCCATGAGTTTGCATCCGAAGTGATGTCAAACAAAGCGTTGCGGGACAAGTTGGCCGCTCGCAAGTGGCACGGTGCCAACCTGCTCAACAAGATCTACCGGGCGTTCATGAACTTCATCGGGTTCAAATCCGAGAACATGGCTGACGCATCGGTGGGCAGCATCTACAAACTGTTCACGCCATCGACCACGGCTGCGAAGGCCGGCATCACGATGTCCCCTGCAGGGATTGCCTTCCCATCTGCCGTGCGTTATGCCAACCCGGGGCTTGCTGCAGCAGGAGCCACGGGCGACACCTTCATAGCCAAACAACGCGGTGCCATCGACAGGGTACGCGCAGCGGCGGGGGGTTTCCTTGGGCTTGAGACGCAGTTGGTTGATCGGTTTGCACCGCTGGAGCGGGCATCCAAGGGGATGGAAGCGCTCAAGGGCTCGCAGATGATGTACTACCTGCGTATGTACGACCAGCGCATGAACTACACCGCGCAGTCGGTTGCCAATGGTGCTATCCAACGCGTTGCCAAGAAGCGGCCCGACGGGCGTACCGAGTACGTTGTCGAGAGCGTCGACGGGGCTAACATCAAGCAGGTTGTGGACATCCTGAAGAAGGCCCCTGCCGGCAGCCCAGACGCGGCCAACCGCTTGTTCACGATGTATCTGGCCGGCCTGCGTGCCAAGAACAAGGGCTTCGACACGCTGCACTTTGGTGATAAGTTGACCGAGGCTCAACTCGACAGCGCTATGGCAAGCATCCGCGCTACGCCCGGGCTGGAGGAGAACTTCAAACAGGCCCGTGAGGTGTACAACGAGTACAACCGCAACATGGTCGGCTTCCTTGCGCAGTCGGGGGCCATATCGAAAGACCACGCAACGCGGCTGACCAAGGAGAATGACTACATTCCCTTCTACCGGGAAAAGGATGGCGTAGCGTCACTCACCATCGGCGGCGAAGCGCCCATTCGGATTGGCAGCATTGCCGAACAGCCCTACCTGCACGAGTTGGTTGGCGGGGACCGTCCGATTCTGGACTTCCTAACAAGCTCGGTGCAGAACACTGCGCTGATCACGGACATGGGGCTGCGCAATCTGGCGACTAAGAACGCCATGAACGAGCTTGAGGACATTGGGTTGGCGCAGATTCGAGAGGGGCCGGGTACGGCGGACCCGAAAGTTGTGCGGTTCAAGGTCGACGGTGTGGATCACTACGCCGTTGTCGACACAGACAAAGCGGGGGTGCCCGCGGATTTGCTGGTCAAGGGTATGCAGGGTATCCCAACCCAGCTACCCGCAATTGTCCGGGCGCTGGGGATGCCGGCCACACTGCTGCGCAGGGCGGTGACGCTCAGTCCTACGTATGCCGCACGCCAGTTGTTCCGTGACTCGTTAGCCGCGCCGTTGTTGTCTGGCGCGGATTTTGTTCCCGTCCTTGGGGCGTTGGGCCAGCTTGGCAAATCCACCACCAAGGCGACGCTGGAGAAGCGGGGCATCACAGGCGGGCAGATCTTTGCTGGCGGCAGCAGCAGCGAGGCCATGACCAAGATTCTGAACGACATGATGTCTGGCAAGGGTAACTTGGGGCAACTCATATCCAAGGCGGAGGCGCTCAACATGGAGGCTGACGCTGCAACCCGCCGCGCTCAGTACAACAGCTACATCAAGCAAGGGTTGTCCGAGATGGAGGCCACGCTGATGTCGCTGGAGTCAATGAACTTTAGCAAGCGCGGTGCGTCCCCCAGCATCCACATGGCAAACGCGTTGATCCCGTTCTTCAACTCCCAGATTCAAGGTCTGAACGTGCTGTACAAGGCGCTGACGGGCAAGTTGCCGTTCAACGACCGGCTGAAGATTCAAGAGAAGCTGTTGACCCGCGGGGCACTGCTTGCCGTTGGTTCGCTTGCATACGCTGCCATGATGCAGGACGACGAGGCATACAAGAACGCCACGCCAGAGCAGAAGTACGGGAACTGGTTTATTCGCATCTCCGGTATCGATGAGCCCATCAGGTTTCCAATCCCATTTGAAATTGGGTACCTGTTCAAAGCGTTGCCCGAGGCGATCTACAACTCGATGGCAAACGAGAGCGGGGCGGAAGAAGCGTTCAAGGCGCTCAAGACAATCGTGCTGCAGACGATCCCGGGCGGATCCTCCTACTTCATCCCACAGGCGCTCAAGCCGGCCATCGAGTACGGGATGGGCAAGTCGTTCTACACCGGGCGGGACACGCTGTCTCGCCGGGAACAGGCGGTACTGCCCGAGCAGCAATTCCGCGAGAACACCAGCGAGATCAGCAAGATGATGGGCTCCGGGCTGGGACTGTCCCCGATCAAGCTCGAGGCGCTCATAAGCGGCTACACCGGCACGATGGGGTTGGCATTTGTTCAAGCGCTCAGTATGGGTGTGCCTACCGGGGAGTCTCCGGAGAAGACCACGAAGCGTTTGTCGGACATGCCGGTGAGCGGCAGTTCGTTCCAACCCAACGATGCCGGCGGCATCATCAACGCTGTGTATGAGCGCATGAACGATGTCAAGAAAGTCGAGACCTCAGTTAATCAAATGATGGCTGAAGGGCGTGTTGCGGAAGCCAAGGAGTTGGTCAACAAACGCGCCGACGAGTTTGCACAATCAGGCGTGGCGGACTACTTTACCTCGAACATGCAGCAGATCACCAAGTTTGAGAACGCCATCCGGGCATCGAACATGACCGGTGACGAGAAACGCGCCAAGCTGGATGACACCCGCCAGATGAAGATCCGCCTTGCGCAGATGGTGCGCCAAGCAACTGACGAGGCTAAGGCAGTCGGCTGAACCACACCCCGATCAGGCCACTCCGAATGCCCGGAGTGGCCGTAGCCCTTATGCGGTAGGAGAGCGCGTCACGCAACCCCGCCTCAATGACGGGGGCCACGTGGAGGCAGGGGACAAAGAACCCCTGCCCCGGCTCAAGCTTCTCCCAAGGGAAGACTATCTTCCATACCATCGTAGCGGTCCTTTGGGATGCTGATATGCATCACATTCACCCTGAGCGACGGGCCGTCGGTGTACGCCAGCATGTCCTTCTTGACGCCGAAGCGCACGTTGTACCCCTCCTCCGACATAGCCTCAAGCTGCCGGCGGAAGTCCGAGAACCCAAAGCTCATCGACGCGCAGTGCTGCTTGAGTATCTGCTCCTCCACGTAGTACTCGACGAACCCCGCGTGACGCGTGCCGTGCTCAATACGGGCCATCACCGTGTTCCGCGTGCTGGTCTTGCCAGTCACATCGCGCCCCATCTCAGCCAGCAGCTTGTTGTGGGCGTCCTTGCGCACGACGATGAACCGACCATAGAACTCCCGGGTGAAGGTGTTGAGCACATCCTCGGCATTGCGGGCGGACTTCACGTGGGCTACCCGGGCGTCGGTCACCAAGGCTTTGAGCGCCTTGATCACGGGCTTGAGCGGGATGTCCATCAGGCCGGCGTAGCTGGTGCCGATCAGGATACCCGCCGCCACCGTCGACGTACAGGCGGCATGCCAGTAACGCTCTTCATCCGTGAACCCCAGCAGCACACGTAGCTCCTCGTGTGTGCGCAGCCATACCGTCCGGGCGATGTCTTGATTCTGCACCAACCACCGCACCCACGCCTCGCCGGCTACACCGTAGTTCCGCCGCAGTTCCTTGAGGGTCAAGCGCTCGCGCTCGCTGAACTCCAACTCCTTGGTGGGCGTCCACTCCAGCATACGCATCATCTCGCCATGCGATGAGTGCTTGCGAGCCCCCGTCAGGATGTCGGTCATGTGCGTGTTGGAGGTCAGCGTACAGGTCAGCGCCCACGTGCTGTTGTTGATGCGCTCCTTGTTTGTGCCCGACTCCATGCGCTCCTTGCCCTGCCCCTCAGAGATGTCGAAGATGAACGCTGGTGCCCACTCGGTGTCGTTGCGCGTCTTGCTTGTAATCTCGTCGATCAGCAGCGGCATGCTGTTGAGCAGGCCAGCGCGTTGCTGCATGGCAACCGGCGATGTCCCCTTGCCTGTGCGGTAGCGGATGGGGTGCCCCCAGACGCCGGCCTTCAAGCTGAGCGTGAGCGACTTGCCCGTACCGGAGCCCGTTGAGCCGATGTGCCAGACAAAGCCCTCGTAGTCCGAGAACGACATGAGCGGCGAGCCAAAGCTGTCCAGACAGAGCGCCAGCATGGTGTCCATCTTCTTGTCGATCAGCAACTGCCACGGCTTGCGCCAGCCCTCGATGGTGCCCTTGCTGTTGGTGCCCCGGTTGATGTTCTCCAGCCCGGGCATGGGCACTGGGATCTCGGTGCCGTCGCGGCGGAACACGCGGTTGTTGTAGACGAAGGAGCGATCCTTCTGCCAGCCGAATTGAATAGGAACGTCCACCGCCTTGCGCAACAGCGCGGACTCCTCGATGCAGGCCCGCACGTAGTTATAGAGGTGACCGTCCATGACAGCCCCCCGTGCCGCGTAGATGTTGTGTGATGCTAGACATTTGATTAGCTCCTCTTTTGATACTGCCGCTTTACTCGGCATGATGACGGGGGTGTACTCGGTCAGCTTGGACTCGCCAGTCTGGCCTATCTTCTTGATTGCCATTAGGTGGGCATAGTGCTCCTTCTCATCCATACGCAGCATGTCAACGACAAACAGGTCATACGGCAGCACCGACACCTGTGTCTTGATCTCCACGCCCGTAGCGTCCTTCTCCTTGATGTCCACGAACACGCCGCCATGCTCCCCATAGCTGAAGTTGCGGGGTGGGGTTGGGCGCGTTGCTTTCCGAGTGCGGACATTCTGGGGCGTTGAAGCCTCATCCGACTCCTCGGTCAGGTCGTCCTGCAGGTACTCGGCGTCCATGTCCACCGTGGTGTCGATGCCGGCCTGCAACGGGATCTCGATCTCCTTCTCCCGGTTGTCGGTGCGTACCTCCCGGCCCAGCGCCAGCGCGTTGGTGATTTGGCCCCAGTGCGGACACTTGGGGCACACGCCCGGGTTCTCGCTGTCCATTTTGATGCAGGGGTAGGGCCCCTTAATCTCGGACAGTTTCTGGTGCATCCGGTCAATGGTGTACGGGTGCAGTGCGGTCAGCTTGGTGGAGTGCTCCAGCCCGTCTTCGCACACCTTGGCCCACGACAGCAGCCCGCGCCACAGCGGCTCCATGCCGTCTTGCTCAGCGTTCTTCATGTAGAACTCAAGCTGCCCGCAGCCCATACTCTTCTCGGACTTCATCCAGATGGGCTCGAAGCGCGTGACGCTGTTGCTCATCATGGCCTCTGCCGCCGCGGACTTTGCCGTACGTGCTTTGCTTGGCCGAGTTCCGGGCAGATCTACACTGGTTGCCACGAACGCATTGCTGGCCGGCGCGAACGCCTCCGTCAACAACCCCCGGATCGTGGCACCGAAGCGCTTCAGATCAATCGGCCCGCTGCCCTGCGCGAGGAACTGCACCGGGCGGGGCTCTGCATACTTAGCCTTGAAGTTGAACGTGTTGGGTATGCGCAGCACCCGCGCTGCGTCGGCGGTGACCGTCTGGTCAATGTTCAGGCCCTCCTGTTTGCACAGGCGCTTGAAGTTCTCCGCTATCGGCTTCCATGTCGCGATGTCCACGGGCGCGTTCAGTACCCAGTAGCAGTGCAGTCCTCCTCCGGAGCCGACGATGTGCGGCGTGCCGAACTCGTCCAGTCCCGTCTTCTCCAGAAACCCCGCCAGCGCCAGCGCTGCGGCCTTCTTGGATGCGTAGCCGTCCATGTCGATGAAGATGGTCTTGATGTAGGCCGCGTTGGTAGCCTTGCGGCCCCCTACGTTGTCTTTGAATGTTGCCAGTGCAAAATAGATATCGCGCTTTCGTTCAAGCCAGCGCTTGATCGTGGGCCTAACCGCCGCGACACCGTCAATAAACACGTGCTCTTTTTTTGATGAGCTTAGTTCCGCCGCACAGTACCATCCGTGACCCGGAGACGGCAGAACATCCGCTAGAAACTCGAGCGGTTTCATTGCGTTCCTTGTGTTATTTCAGGTCGTCGAGCTTCTGCTCAAAGCGCTTGATCAACTCTGTGACCCAGTCAGGGGACAGGTGCGCTGGATCGGACAGCCGTGCGTACCGCACAAGCTCTTCATCACTCAAGTTCTCAGGTCGAATTCCGTGCATATCTTCCCCCATGCTTCTTCAGCAGTCTTGGACGACTGCATACATTTAATGACACGCGTAACCGCAGGGCGGTACGCAACGAATACTTCGCCGCCTTTCATCCAGTTGTAAACGGATTGGCGGGTTGCGCCTGTCGCCAACGCGATTTTGACGGCGGGCAAATCAAGGAACACAGCCCAGCGCCCAAGGCGAGTGCCAAGGGTCAGAGGCTGCGCCTTGATCAGCGCAATGAGGTGCGATTGGTAGGCCATAACAAAAAGGGGCAGCGCGTTGCTGCCCTTGCCTTTACTCGTCGTCCCAGTCGCTGACCATGTCGGCCAGCGCACCCTTGGCCGGGGCCGCGGGTTTCTTGGGAGCCTCTTGGCGCACGACAGGCTCTTCTGGCTCGTCCTCGACTACCGGTGCGGGTGCCGGCTTGGCCTTGGCAGCGGGCTTAGCCTTGGGGGGTGGGGGCGGGGGAGCCTCGTCTTCCTCTTCCACCACAGGTGCTGGTGCAGGCTTGGTGCGTGTGGGGGGCTTGCCGGCCAACTCGAGGGGCTTCGACACGGCGTTGTCCATCTTCGCCACGGTCATCGTGACGGCCTTGAGCGCGTCCTCGGATTCCGATTGCTCCATAATGATGTCGTACTCAGGATCAGTCAGCCAGCGCTGCGCCTTGAAAAACAGCTTGGGGCTCTCGGACTTGGTATCGAACCGCATGCGGGTGACGACAGCCTCGGGGTTGATGTTCTGCGCAACCAACCAACGGGCGTACTCCTGCAACGGGCGGTTGTCATCGACAGCCTTGCCAAAGATGGACGTAGCCGGCAGCGCCAACTGCATCACGTTCCCGCCCATATCATCCTCGAGCACCACAGCCAGACGCTGCTGATACCGACAGGCGCGGCTCTGACCTTGCCCGGATCCTGCGATGTTCTTGGGACACTCGGAGCAGCGCGATGCCTGCTTGCTGGTGGACTCGTCGCTCGGCTTGTCGCCATCAGGTGACCAGCAGTCTGGGCCCGACACGTTATCGGAGTCGTAGGTTTTGGCGTAGAACACCCGCGCTACCTTGGGGGCAGCCTTAACCATCACGATGTCCAGATGGCGCTCATCAATTGCGGACACCTCTTTGCCGTTGTTGACCAGACGGAACACACCGCCTTTAATACTGACGCGATACCCACCGCCACCGCCCCCAGCGAGGGACTTAGCCATAGCAGACAACTCGGCTTTGCGAGCGAAGGCCGGCACTTGGCCGGGGTTGAAGAGAGCTACATTACCCATTTGATTTCCTTTGGTTACTTGGTTGGCTTGCGCACGCTGATTGCGTATTCGCTATTGCTGTTGAGACCCGGCGGCACGAGGGTCGGATTTTCCTGCAGGAAGGTAGCCATGTTGGTCTGCGCGATGCGCTTCTCCAACAGATCGAGGGCGTCATTCTCTTTCATGAACTCCTTGAACGCGTCCCAGTCTTGGGTCGAGTAGCGGGTCTTCGTTGAGAGGATGACGGTGCCCTCCGCCGTGTTGACGGACTTCACGCCAAGTGCCAGCATCTGGTCTTTCAAGGCGGTCTTAACCACTTCCTGCTGCGCCTTCAGCCCTTCGACTTCCGTCTCATAAACGGCGGTCAACTGCTGAATCTTTGTCTGCATCTTGCGATACACCCGGGCCAACTTATCCATCGGGATCGTGGCCGCTTCATTGCTTTCTGTCATTTATTTCTCCTGTTATTACCTGTCAGGTTTGTTAAACCTTTGACAATCATACACCTAGTTTTGCTTCATGAAGTACTCCTTTCAATTATTTTTAATCTCTTGGTTGAACAGCCCGACAAGCAGCGCATGCTCACCAACTTTGCCCGCCATTGCCTTGAACATCCGCACCTCAATGGGGCTGCTCTGGATGTGCACGACGGTCACTTTATCAGAGTTCTGCCCCTTGCGGTCAGCCCGGGCGATGCATTGCAGGTACATCTCAACGCTCATCAACGGCCCGTAGAACACCACTGTGTCGGCAGCAGTCAGCGTGATACCGTGTGCAGTTGCTTGCGGCTGCATGACCAGCACACGCACGGCGTCGGTGTTCTGGAAATCGTTGATGATCTGCCCCCGCTTGGTGGCATTCACATCCCCGTGAATCTGCCCGGTACTGATGCCGTGCTTGACCAGATGCGCGACGATGGTGCTGATGCTGGAGCGGAACATGGCAAAGATAATGACCTTCCGGTCAGTCTCCTCGAGGATCTCCATGAGCACCTTCATGCGCGGCGAAGCGTCGAACTCCACCGTCTCCTTGTCGTCCGTGTACGCAGCACCCGCGGATATCTGCAGCAGCTTGCTGACGGCGACCCCCGCATTGACCGCTGAGATCGTCTCGCCGGCTGTCTGGAACAGCATCTGTTCTTTGAGCAGCTTGTAGTACTTGGCCTGCTGTGGCGACATCGGCACATCCCGCGTGACGGTCACAACCGGCGGCAGATCAAGGCACTGCGCTTTGGTGAAGCGTATGGCCGGCTGCAGCACCTCGTGCACCAACTGCTTGGCCTCGGGCTTGGGGGCCCACTTGAACGCGGTGATCTTGTTCATCACCTTGTCGCGCCATGCAGTAGCGAACTTCGGCACCCCCGACGGGTTGACCAGCTTGGCGAGGCCGTATGCATCCACGGGCGTCTGTGAGGCCGGCGTGCCAGTCATCATCCACAGGTAGGTGTGCGGGTGGATGATCTTAGCCAGAGACTTCCAGCGCTGTGTGCTCGGGTTCTTGTACGCGTTCGCCTCGTCGACGATCACCAGATCAAAGCGCCCGTCATTGTTCACCTCATCAGCGATCAGGTTGAGCCCCTCGTAGTTGGCGATCACCAACTCGTAGTCACCTTGAACAAGCTCGACACGGCGCATAGCGCTGTTGTGATGGGCGACCACCATGCTGCGGTGCATCACGCTGTTGTTGATGTCGCCTACCCATGCCGCGTGCATGATTGAGAGCGGGCACAGGATCAGAACCCTGCGCACTTCTCCACGCTTCATCAGGTAGTCCGCCGCCCACAGTGCGCTGAGCGTCTTGCCAGTCCCGGGTTCGTTGAAACAGAACGCCCGTCTGTGCAGCGTCAGGAAGGATGCCGTCTCAATCTGATGCGCCATCGGGATGTAGCGCCCGGGCCAGTCGTACTTGCGCGAGATAGGTGACGGGGTGTTCTTGACGCCAAGATTCTTGAGAACCCGCATCTCGTCGAGCCCCCAGTACACCGCCACCGTGTAGCCCCCATTACCATGATCCTCAATGATGCGGCTCTTGGGTATGACGGTGTATTTGCTGGGATTGCGTGTGCGTATGAGCACCGCCTTGTTGTCGAGGATCTGCATTACTTGCCGTTGTCCGCTTGGTTGGCCTTCTTCCCGCGCAGCCGCAGGTTGCCGGGGACAGTCTTGCCGCCTGCACGCAGTGGCTTGATGTGGTCGATGTCCTTGCCGGCGCGGTCCACGCCTTGTTGGTCGTAGATGCCCCGAGCCTTCTGGCGCTCGAGTTGGTCTTGCGTCTCGCCGGTTTTCTTCTGCAGTTTGTAGGCGTGTTTGTAGTCACGCTTGCCATTGGTCTGTGTCATGTCTTTCTCCTAGTGCTTGGGGTTGAACTCACAGCCCGTCACCTGACACCACTTGCACAGCGGTGTCTGTGTTGGGTTCCATACATTGTTGCCGAAGCTGGACTCCAGTCTGGCGATCCGCTCGCGGTACTTCCACCATGCAGCGTCAGCTTGATCGCGCTGCATCTGCATCTTGACCATATCATCCTTGACAATGAACAGCAACGCGCTGTTGACCTTGCGGATGTGTGGGAAGTGTGCGAAGGTCATGATTGACATCAGCACCAACTGGTCTCGGTCTGGGTAGCGGTTGCCCCCGGTCTTCCAGTCGCCCACCCATGCGGTCAGGTTGTCGTCGTCCACGATCAGGATGTCCGCGATGCCGCGGACCCACACAGTCGGGGCGTCCCACTTGCACACCCGCAAGTCCTTGGTCAACGCCATCTCGTACTCAGCCAGCACCCGCCCGCTGTCAGTCTTCCGCAGCATGGCGTCCACCACCGGCTGGAACTGCGCGTACTGTGGCGGGATCGGCGTGCCGTCCTTGATGTAATGCTCGATGACCTCGTGTACCTGCACGCCGTAGCGTGTGGCGTCGGTCTGTTGGAAGGGGTACTTCTTGAGTACCTTTACCTCGTGGTAGCGCCGAGCACAGCCTTCATAATCTTTGAGGGAGCTATGGCTCCACTTGACTTGGTGCTCAGACATTTTTGTCGAACCTCGCGCTATCGATGGCACCGCTAAGCTTGTCAGCGAACTCCGTAACAAACTTCTCGTCGCGGAACAGCTTGCTGCCCATCTCGAACAGCACCGCATGCGTCAACTCGTGCCAGAACGTGTTGCGGTCAACGGCTTTGTCCTCGTGGTTGTGGATGACGATGGCACGAGTGCCAAAGTAAACCCGGCCATGCAAGCCTTTCTTGCGTGGCTTCTCGTGTACCCAGTAGTGTCGTTTACCTACGGTCACCCGTGTTGGAATTGCGTTCATGATGTTCCCTACTTCTTTGCTAGTCCGTACCTACGGTGAAAGCCACCGTCAGCCGCCAGAGGAATCCCCGGCATGTAACTCGGCTCGAGCGTCATCTGCTCGAGCACCCACTTGAGCGCCTCTTTCGCTTCTCTCTCCGGTGCGATGGCGATCAACTCGTCATGCACTGTCCCCACCACAGGGTAGCGTTTCGCAACCCGTAGCATCCCGTCGGTCATCACCACGCGGGCTGTCCCTTGTGTGACGTTGTTCGTAATCTTGCCGGCATAGATCTTGGTAGCGTCTGGCCCGTATACCCACTGGCTCCTACCATCTTTGTCTTTCTGCTGACGAAGGTTAGGATACAACAAACTCATGCCGCTGGGAAGCACTATTTCTTCTTTCCTGAAAATCAGACACTTGTGCCGGTACTCCTCACCGTCGGCCAGCGAGCGCTGGATCAGGCTGGAACACAGTTCCCAGAACCCCACAACCGCATGCGCCGTGGCACGGTAGATGTCGATAATCTTCTTGGCCGCCACGCAGTGGATCAGTAGCTCCTGTGCCGTGCAGATGTGCGGGATCTCGTTCATCTTGATCACGTTGTCGTCCCACTCGAGGAAGCGCTCGATGTAGTCGCCCGTCACACCCAGCTTCTTGGCAAACGCCTTGTCATAGCGCTGCGGCGGAGCCCCGAGGAAGCCCACCAGAAGCTGCGCGGCGAACGATGCCCAGCCCAGTCCATACCCTGCCCCCAGCAACGCGCTCTTGGCCGACTGCCGCAAGTCCGGATGGCTCTCTTTGCTCAGGTCAGGGATGTTGAACATCTGTGCACCGAACTGTGCGTACGGATCACCGCCGGCATTGAAGATGTGCAGCATGTCGTCGTAGTCTGCCAGCCACGCCAGCACCCGCGGCTCGATCTGGGACAAGTCACCCACCACGCACACGTGCTTCTCAGGGGCCATGATTGCCTTGCGCAGGAAGCTCCCGCGCTTGAGGTTCTGCATGTTGATGGCACTCCCCTTGCTGGCCGTCCATCGCCCTGTGGCTGCACCGTAGTAGCTCAGTGGCACCGGCAGTGTGCCGCGCCCTGCAATGTCTAGGAACCGCTGCGCTCTGGTGCGCTCCGTCGTGGACTTGACCTTGAGCCGCGCCTCACACAGGAGCCGCACATCGTCGTTGTCTCCGTTGAGCATCGCTTGAAACATGGCGTCTGTCTTGGCGAACGCGAAGTTCTCTCCGATAGGCTCGGGCGTCTTGACCGTGGGCTTCTTCTTCTTGGTCGGCGGCTCCACACCCACATTGCGCAGCAGTTCCGCGAAGCGGTCATTGCTGGCTAGGTCCGCGTCGGTGATCTTCAATCGCTCGAGCAGCGCCTCGCGTGCCTCACGCTCCTCATGCAGTGCGTTGAACAGCATGTCCTCATCAAGCTCGAGCACCGGGCGTGTGTACATCTTCATCGTCATGTCGATGAGCCGTAGTTCCTTTGCAGGGTAGCCTTTAACGAGTCGCTTGAAGATCTCCTCACACAGAAATACGTCGTGCTTGCAATACTCTGCCAACTCTTTTTCAATCTCAGGGCTGATTTCAGAGAGTCCATCTGTCGAATATACGGCTCGCCCTTTGGGGGGAAGAGCAAAATCTGCTGCAAGTTTGGCGAGACTGTTGCCAACCTCAACGCCGCGGAGAGCGCGTGCCATCGATAGCGTGTCGAAGATGAAGCAGGGGTGTACTCCGTATACCCATTCGAGAATCGAAACATCGAATTGGGCGTTATGCGCAAGGACTGCGGTCTTAGTCCAGTCGTAGGTCGATAGGATTCGATGAAGCTCATCTCCTCTATACCATTGAGTGATTGCATCGGTTCCGTATTCATGTATACACGCTCCGAATGCCAAGAATTTTGTATCACGGATGTACTCCTCGGTTGTGAGCTTGGACAGTGTGTACTCTTTGCTGTCCCAGCGGGTTTCAAAATCGATTGTCAGCAGCATTGTGTAAGGTGCGCTCATTGGTTCTCCTAGTTGAATTTATCTTTGGGGGGTGCGCCCCGCAGCGTGTACGCAGTCATGTACTCAGCGGCCTTGGTGATAAGGTCTGTGGCCTCCATGTCGTCGGCGTTCAGAGACATCATTACGGTCTCGTCCTCGCGGCGAGTTATCAGCAGCCCGCTAAAAAGCTCCGGGCCTGTGTAGCAGAGGGCGACCATCCGCACAACGGCGCGGAAGTGTTCTTGCGCTTGTGCGTCCAGCTTAGACAGCGCCTCCATCATCTGCGCGTCTTGGTCTGTTTCAGTCTCCATTGAGTATTCCTTTAAGTGCGTGAATGTTTTCTTCGTTGATCACGATGGCTATGCCACCCGCAGCCCTGATCTTTGCAAGGTGTGACTCCTGCAGTGCGGTGGTCTTACCCTTGCCAGCCTTGGCTTCTATCGCAATGAACCCGCCTCGGTTGCAGACAAGGAAGTCAGGCACGCCACTGTTGCCGTAGCCTGTGCCGATGGGCATCGCGAAGTACGCTTTGCTGTCCTCGAGTATCTTTCGTATGCGCTTCTTCACAAGCGCCTCTGGCGTGTTTGCCATAGATGTCTCCAGTAGGTTAATAGGTGAGGGGGGAATGTAGATTCCACGCCCCCTCGGTTCGTGGTGGGGGAGTGACAGCGCGTCAAACAACTGCTGTCGGGCTACGCACTGTCGCAATCTAGGGCCACATATACAAGGCGGTTGGCTAGACTACATCGATGGCCCGACTCAATCTTTATTCTGTAGCTCGATGAGCTTGTCGAGGTAGTGCCGCGCCTTGAGCAGGTCTTGCACACCACCCTTGTCGCGCCAGCGGCTCACGTACTTGATGATGTTGCCCTCGAAGTACCCGAGTTCATTGGCGGCGATGTAGTCCCAAGGCTGGATGGCCTTGGTCTTGTAGTGGCTGCCAGCCACCTGTATTTCATTTGCACTCATTGCTTCTCCTTCTGTCTTGCTCGGTATCGTTTCGATATCTCTGCACGGCTCAGCTTGGCCCGGGGCTTGTCCGCCCCTTCCCACATACCATAGACCGGGATTGCGTCTCGCCCAAGCGAGTCCTGCAGCCAGCCCACGACATGTATGATGGCCCCGGCTTTGAGCGCTCGCAGCCACTCTTGGGCTGTGACCAAGTGTACACCAGTATGGCTACTGAGTTGTTGTGCAGTCACGGGGCTCTGCAACAAAAGCTGCATCGTTTGCGTCAGGACAGCGTGGCTGACCTTAACTCTGTGGGGCTTTATCATGCTTGGCCTTTTCTATTTGTTCGCGTATCCATTTAGGTCCACCAAGCCGCAGCAGCTTAACCCGCTGGCTCTGGGTTAACTTGACTGTGTACACAACGGTCAGTGGTTCACCGTCTGGCTTTGCACTCATTGGTTATCCCTGATCATCTTCCTTACATCATCCACCGTCAGGCCAAGCTCGGTCAAAGCAGCGGGTTGAATAAGCAGCTTAGTCGGCTGCTGCGTTATCGGTTCATCTGCCAGCATCTGCCGAATCTCTTTCAGCGCCTTTACAAGACTGGCTTCCGTGAGTTCAGTCATGTTTTCCCTTGTTAAATCCAACCGCATCTTCTTCTCACGCTCAAGGCGTTCAAACTCGTCGTCTTCAGTGATCATTTTTGCTCCTTCCATGCTGTATTGTTTAGCACAGCCTCAAGGTGTTTCGGGTCTATCGGTTTGTGCTTGTGGTGAAGCTGTCCAAATGCAATCAGTCGGTTGAGTGCTTCCTCGACTGACATGCCAAGGCGCTCATGTAAACGCTGTGGTTTCTTTTGGTTCATGTAGCTTTCCCTCTCAACATATCAACGGCCCGTTTAATCCTGTACCAGAGACTGCGCCTCAAAAGATGCGCGTCTAGCTGCTTTTTTAGCCGCTCGTTCTCCAACAATAAATGGTTGTTGTGAGCGGACATAAAGTCCCACGCCTTCTGGATATCCTCTTGGTTCATGTGTTGCGCTCCTTCAGTTTGATTTGTATGCGCTGAAACGCAACCAGATAATTCCCCCGCTCTGCAAGCTGACAGGCTTCCAAAAAGTCCTCATCCGTCAGACCCTGCCACGGGTGCTGTGGTGCCTCAGAATACAGCTTCATTGGATCAACTTTAATACTGACAGGCACGGGGCCTATCTTCATGTGTTTCGCCCAGCTAAACTTATGCTCTTGAAAGTCAAAGTAGGCCACCGGCTCGGCTTGCCGTTGGGGTGCTGCGACATAGCCAAACAGTTCGGCAAACTCCCGCAACAAATATGTCCCTCGGGTGCCGTCGTCAAACGTAATATCAGGCGATCCACCCCCAGTCAAAGACACAACCTCCCCAAGACTTTCGTCTTCAAGGCAAATCACTTTGTCGCCAACTTTTGGCATACGCATACCTACAGGCTCGGCTTGCTGCTGTGCGGCAAAGTGATCGGCCAATTCACGCGCCTTGTGCTTGTCAATGCCCTCTCGGACTAAGCTCACTACCACCATGTCACGCCATTGACTCGGCTCGGCTTGCTGCTCCAGCGCGGTGCGTAGGGCGGCAAGTGATTCGGTTGTGTTTCGCTTTGACTGTTCTAGCGCAGTTTCAGGCCATACCCATTTGTCGCAATGTTCCCAACCCTCCAGCGCCTCCAGCGCCTGCTGCGCGGCTTGTCTCAGGTCAGTCATGTCTTCTCCTTGATTCTGTGAGCCTGCTCAATGGCTCGGGCAAACTCCATCAATGGGCCGTCGTACTCAGATGGTATCTGGCTCGGCATCATGTTGGCTATTGACGTTGCGGTCAACGGCTTGCGCTGTGCTGCCTTCTTGCCATCTGCGAAACCTCGCTGATACACGATCAGCAGCGTGTCTGGCTCATCGTCCAGCTTGGCTTTTGCCATCTGGCGCTTTGATTCAAATCCTGTCATGTCAACTCCTTTACTTCGTAGTCTTTGAACACTGTTCCTTTGCTGGCATTGCCCCGCCAACATTCCTTGACCCAGCCCCGTTTGCCTGACTTGTATGTACGCCAGTGGCCTCTGGCCTGATGCCTTCGGGGGCTTGCGTGTGTACCGCCGCGAGACTCTGACTGCGGCTTTGGCGGCTCAATAACTATTGTGTGCCAGTCGTACAACAGGGGAAACTTGCCTTTGGCTTTGCGCTTGTCATTAATCAGGCTACGCCTTGAACTTGGTTGATGCGCCTCTATTGCCTTCTGACCAAGCAGGTCGAGAAAGTGCTTGATAGTGCAAAGGACGGAGTAGCATTGCTTCTTCGATGGTGGTGCGTCACCTTCGTTCGCTGGCAACAGTCTCAAACCTTCAGGGGTGTCCATATAGGCAAATGCGTTGACCATCTCATACGAGCTTGGGGACAAAACAAAACCTGCCGCAACTACAGTCCCATTCCCTCCCACAAGAGTCAACATGCACTTGTCGCCATCCGAATCAATGCAGCAGACAATCACTTTGTGGAACGGGATGTGCGTGAGTGTTTCGCCGTCAACCAAGAATCGCACTTCCTCCGTCGGTAGCTTGCCAATGTCAAACCACATGAAACTTTCAGCCTCCGGTGTGTAGCCGACCATTTCTTTAACCAACGGTGTCATGTCGTTCCCCTTGCTCGGATGCGCTCGCCGACTTCCTCGTCCCAGACGTTGTGGTCATCAAATATTGCAGCGCAAGCCTCTCTCTCAGCAGCGGCAACCAACTCAACAAATGTTTCCAGTTCCATCTCTGTAAACAGTACACCGTCGCTTCTCCCCATGAGCATCACGGGATATACAGCCCCCACTGAGTCTGCAAGTTCTTTGGTTTTTTCTTTCATGTCGTTCCCCTTGCTCGGATGGCGGCGGCGCACTCATCCGCAATATTTTCCAGTGATGCTTCATGCGCTTTTTGATATTTCCGGGCAATGTCCTCCACCGCCGCTTCGCAAGCCTCACGCTCGGCCACCACCGCATCATTGATGCGCTTAATCCAAAGTTCGGCCTTGGCAAAACCAATCTCTCGCTCAATAGACCGGGCAAAGTCAACCACATTTTGATGGTCAAGGCAGATATGAAAACCACCCTCACCATCGTTGTTGCATTTCCAAATCTGTGCTTCAGTAAGTTTCATGTCAATCCCCCCTCATTCTGATAGCTTGGGCCAGCATTGTCAGCGTTGGATATTGGTCGGCGTTGACGCTTGCGTCAGCCAGTTTTGCAATAGCCTCACGCTCTGATTCGGCACAGGCTTTACCATAAGCCAGCATCTGCTCTGTTGTGTAGCCACGTATCTTGGTGTTGCTTGGCAGGTGTGTGTCAATCACCGACATTTCAGGCAAGGTCATAGCAGATACCCCACAAAGAATCCGGCCGCCGCTATAGCGCACAAGATAGCCACGGCAAGCAGCAGGTCAAGCCAGCCGTAGGCAAACAGTCCTTCCACTTCATCGTCTTTCATGTTGTCCTTTCTGCTTTGTTGATGGCTGCTTTGACAGCGCGTTCGGTTTCAAGCTGTTCCCGTGCGCTCATGCCGTAGTAATCATTTAGCGCCTTCAACGCCGCCAGCAACTCAGTGTTGACCTCATGCAATCGGCGCAGTTCGGCGGCGGCATTGTTTGTGCATGGGCTGCTGTAAGGCGCTGCATCAAGTTCATCAGCCAGCCGCAAGGCTTCTGGTTGTGTTGTCATTTCTGTTCCCTCGCTTTCAAAATCGCCATCAATTGCTTTTCTTGCTCTGTCCAAACGAAAGCATCTCCATAAATTTTGCGGTAATCAGGCGGTGCAGATGTGTACCAATCAAACCATTTTTTCATGCGGACAGCTTGTTCTTCTTCGGAGTTCATGTTTGCCTCGCTTCCAGCATGGCGTCTGCCACATCGTATGCAGCACCTGCGTACATCAACAGGTTGTCGCTGAATCTTGTTTCTCGCGTAAGAAACGACTGCATCGCCTTGGCAGCAAAGTAATCGCGCAGGGTCATACCATTGCTGTACGGCGTATTGCCACCTGTTCCAGTCGGAAACGCTGGGCCTCCTGTGTTACTCATAGCGGACTCTCCTCATGGTTGTTCGGGTTAAACGGCATCGGCGGTACAGGCCGATTCGGGGGTAGTTCAGTTGGGAAGGGCCATGTCATTTCGTTCTCCCAATAATGTTAGCTGGATGCAGGAGCCACTTGGTTCCCAAGAACCTGATCGACTTGACCCATGCGCGTTGGTTGTGCCTGTCGATGTGGCGCATGCCGCTGTTGAAGTGCTTACGCACTCGGGTGAGCATGTTGATCTTCATGCTGCGGCCTTCGCTGCTTTCTTCTTGGCGTAGTACTTGCGGGCATAGGCGGCTTTAACTGCACGTACCGCCTCGGCCTGCACCTTTGTCAGCTTCTTTGGCTTGGGTGCTGTCTTCACCTCGGGCTTGGGTGTCACCACTGGCCGGCGCACCGCGTTGTGCAGGATCGTCACTCCGCTCTTCAAGGCGTCGACCTCCATGCGTGCGCTCCTCAGCATGACCTGCAGGTGCAGGTTGGCAGTCTCAAGCTCGTTGAGGCGGCGGAATACGTTTAGTTGTTTCATGTCCATTTGCTTCTCCTGTTGGTTTGTTGTGGGGGCCGAAGCCCCCGGTTGATTAAACTGCCAGCACAGCGTCCAGTGCACGCTGCTTGAGGTCCGCGCCCGGGCCCCACTGCGATGACACGAAGCGGTTCTCATGCGTACGTGCCCGTGAGAACCAGTCCGCGTACTCAGTCACGGCGTTGATGTAGCCCCATGCAGAGCCATTCACGCCGTCGAAGTCCGCCCCCTTTGCCTGCCCTTGGAACAGGTCGAGGATCTTGTTGTACCCTGCTGTGGCGTACACCTTGTCGCCTCCCCCGAGGAGGTCCGCGGTCATCGTCTCTGCAGCCTCGAGCATGACGGGCTTGTTAGCCAGCCGCACCACTTGATGCTTGAACGCCTCCCACGCCGCCTCGTTGAGCCCCATGAACTCCTTCACGGCTGCGGGGTCGAACACCGACTTGTGCGTCACCTTGATCGAGGCCGGCGCATCCTTCATCGCCATTGCCAGCGTGTTGGAGCACACCGTACGCACCGTCGTGCGCCGTGCCTCGGTAGCCAGCGAACCATCCGCGCTGGTGCTGAGAAGCAGGTATCCACCGATCTTGTCCCGTACACTGGTCGGACTTGCCTCCCCGATCTTGGCTGTCGCCCAGAACCGCCGGCCTCCGTAGATGGTGCCCGCTGCACTCAACTCCAGCCCCCCCGCGCGAGCAATGTCGCGGAAGAACTCGATCACCTCGCTGGGCTGCACCACCTTGTACTTCTCGGACACGAGTCCGAGAGCCTTCTTGCTGTCCGAGCGGAACAGCACGTGCTGGTCAGCCATCTCCTCAAACACAGCGCCCTCGTCGCGGGAGACAGCGTAGCGCACCTTGCTGCGCTGGATGCGCCAGTCCATGCCCGACTGCTTGCGCCACTCCTCGATGCTTGCCCCCATAGGCATCGGCTGACCAAGGCCATGCCACGGCAGGCCGTCCTGCTCGAGGTATGCGAATTCGACTTGACCGTCTTGATTGATGCTAAGTTCGTGTGCCATTTAAATACTCCAGAAAAGTTAATAAGAAAGAACGCGGTAACGAGAATACCACAGATTCCTGACCGCTAACAGAAACCTGTGGGGATTTTTTTAGATCGCGGGGCTGATCAGCCACGATGGGCCGAGTCGGTTACGCACTTGGCGCAGCAGATGTCCGTTGGGCTCGCTGGCGTCGGTGCCGTCCAGCCACGCGTTCAGTAGCTTGTACTTCCAGTAGTCCCCGTGCTTGGCCTTGTAGGCCAGCAGCGCCTCAAGCTGCTCGGGGGTGGGTGTCTTTTTCATACTGTCTCCTTGGTTGGTTGTTTGATTTCTTTAGATAGCTGGGATGTCCGGGCGCAGCCAGTCGCTTGGTTTGAATTCCCGAATGATCATCATGAAGCTGCCGAGGTACCAGATGCCCCCCTGTGAAAGGGGCCGGTCTATCGTGGCTGTTTGGCTGAAGTCAACGATGCACCACACCCTGTCCCCGCCTTGCCTCAGATGTGGGGCGATGGGCTTGCTGCACACGTGCCAGCCCGGGCGGTGTGCGTAGCCCTTGGTCGGGTGATCCTCGGCTTCGTATACCGTGCCCGGTACCAGCTTCAGGCGTTTGTTGATGAACAGCGGGCCGTATGTCCCGTCCTTGCGCTTGCGAAAGAGTTTGTATCCGATCATGCTGGCACCTCGTCATGTAGGCCCAGCCACAACTCTGCCGAGAGGATGTCCCCCATCAGCCACCAGCCCACATCCCGGGCGTTGGGCATGAGCCCATATACGTGGACTTCGTCGTCTCGGGTGATCCGATACTGACCTGTGCCAAATTTGGCACGTAGGGCAGCGCGTAAGGTTTCGCGAGGTATTGTTTTCATGGTTTCATACTCCAAAAGTACCAGATGAATGGCGCTGCGTAGAGTGCAGCGCCGAGGATTGCTTGGGTGAGTCCCCACAGGAAGGCTTTCATGCGTTGTCCTTTGCCGCCCATTTGTCGGCTGTCCAGAGCGCGTCTTGCTTGTCGTCGGTGTGGTAGTCCGCCTCGGTGAGGTGCTTGCCCGTGCCCAAGTAGAACTTGACGCGGTACTCGTTCCAGTCACTGTCACGGTACACCTTGGCGTATACCCTCGGGCCTGCATAGGTTGCGATAAGTCTCATTTCAATGTTCCAATCATGATTGGGGTTTGGTTGGCGATGTCCGGTGTGATGAGGAACGGCACATCGAAGTCGGTCATGGTCTCCATGAACTCTCGGGCTTTCACCCGTGATGTGAACGTAGCCACGACTCGGTTGGCGTAGTACACCGTATATGTCCAGCGTTTCTTTTTCATGCTTCCTCCACATCTTCAATGGACTCGACGCTCCAGAACCCCTCCTCGCGGGGGTTGGTGCGCTCTAACTCCGCCCACGCCTTGGTTTCCGCCTCGTCGGGGTTGTCTGCCTCAATGGTGTAAGTCACGTAGGACTCACGCTTCAATTCAACTTCGAAAAACATATCGATCTCCAGTTAACTGCCGGTGAACCGCACCGGCTACGGGTTTTACTGAAAGTGCACAGCACCGCTGCCGTGCACGGGTATGGCGATGCTCTTGGCCTTGACCGAGGTGCCTCCGCACAGCAGACAGGTCTCGCATGTCGCCTTGTAGCCGGCCTCCTTGCTGGCTGGGCACAGCACCTCGTGAGTGCGGTCAATCTCGCTGACATCCCGCACCACACGGAACGTGCGGTGATTGCTGGCCCATGCCTGCTGCGCCTGCTGCAGCGTGTCCGCGCTGACCATGTAGATGGCCGGGTCGCCATCGTTGTGGCTGTAGGCGGTGTGCCCGTCAGCCTCGGACAGTAGCTCGTCCCACACGTAGCGTGGGGCTGCCGCGCCGTCGCCGTACGTGCCGATGCGCACGTTGCGCTTGCGTCCGACAGTGCGTGGGCTTGCCACTGGGTACTTGCCTGCGATGAACGCGTCGAACACGATCAGCACGCCTTGGCCCATGTTCACGTAACACGTGCGCCCCTCGGCCAGCTTCTTGAGCGGGTCAAAGGTCGGCGTGCCGCGGTGCCGGCACTGGCCGCAGATCGACTCGTCCTCGCCGTACTTGTTAGCGTCACGCGGGTCGATGTCCGAGCGCAGGATGTAGGTCTGCAGCATGTCGCCAGTCTTGCGATTGGCGCTTGACCACACTGCGATGACCACGATGGGCTTGCCGTCGAAAAGCGACGGGCCCTGATAGAGAATTGCTCCGGGCATGATGTACTCCTGAAAGAAAATGCCGGTGAACCGCACCGGCTACGGGTTTTACTTAGGCTGATGGTCAGCGTCGGGTCTGAGCGCGATGTCCCCTGTCCGCTTGCAGTATTCGAAGCACTGCTCGGCTGTCTCAAAGGTCATCAAGCAGAGATGCCCCTTCGGGTTGTAGCAGCGCCACTTGGTTGGGTGTGTCAGCTTCGGCAGTGGTTTGCCGGGGCGCTCTTGGTGCCATGTGGGCATAATGTGCTCCTTATGTTGATGTCTTGCGTGCGTACACGCGGATTTGAAAGAACTTCTCACCCGTGCTCGAGTGAGCCCGGATAAGCTGCCTGCTGGGGTTGAAGTGCTGCGCGATCTGTGCCCAGTTGATCGTCTCCTTGCCTGCGCACTCGACAACGGTGGCGCGGTGCACACTGCTCTCGGCTGATGACACACCGCTCTCGATGAGTGTGCGCTTGCACTTGCCCTCTTCGATCTGCAGATCAGCGATCTGCCCTTTGATGAATGCGAGACGGTCGACCGTGGCCGACAGGATGAGCGCTTGTTGATTGTCCATGTGATACTCCAGAGAAACGAGGCTGAACCGCAGCCCCCACGGTGTGCCTATGATTAGGCGAAATACTCGTCGTGTATCCGCGCTTGGTCGGCGCGGGTCATCTTCTTCTCAAGCCACGGGGCTGGCCTGCCGCGCCTGTCACACACGGTGTAGTCGAACTCGGTGTACCCGTAGTAGTCCCAGTCGCTGTCCCCCCTCGGGTCAGGCGGCGTGACGCAGGCGTACTCCACACGTATGGTGCACGGGATGCCTGCGATCTTGGTGCCCATCAGGTCTCTGCGGATGTCGAAGACTTTCTTCATATCGTCACCGCCTTTTCTTGTATCCAATAGATGTACCCACGCCCCTCGTCGGCGTCTTTCAGCAGGCGCATGTCAGCCTCGGCCTTGACCTTATCGACGTACACGCCTTCGACCCAAGGTTTCTCTTCGTCGAGAACGCCATCCCCAATCCACAATAACCATACGTATTTCATCGCTATCTCCAGAAAAGTCGGACAGATGTCCGAGAAATGCCGGTGAACCGCACCGGCACGGTGTGCCTGCTTAAGCGCAGACGATCTGCTTGGTCTCTTCGCGCACGACCCGCTCGGTCACGCCTGTCACAACTATCCGACATAGCGGACTGTCAGACTTGACATACGCGTAGATGCTCACGTGGATCACGAAGTGGCTGTCATTGGGGGCCGGGACGCGCCGCTCGAAGTGGAAGTCCTTGTTGGGCGTGCTGTCCGTGTACTCGTTGACCCGTGCTGTCCACTCGCTGCCCATGAAGCGCTCGAGCAGAAAGGCCAGCTTGGACACCTTGAACGAGTCCAACTCGCGCAGCGACAGGTTCATGTACACGCAATCCCCGTAGGTACTCAGCGCCATGTTCACATCCTTGCGCTGGCGGCGCGGGAAGGACTCGAACGCTGCCTTGACGGCGGGGTGCTTGAGCAGCGCCACTCGAGCGGCTATCTTTTTCGCGGCGTCCCGCATATCGGCGGCGGATTTGGCTGCTTGCTTGGTGAATGTACTCATCGAAAATCTCCTAGGTTTACACGGGGCTGGGCCGCAGCCCCCACGGTTTCTCGGAACGCGTTCCGAGTTATTCTTTGTATGCATGCCCTTTGACAGCGTTCAGCCTGTCTATGCTGTCCTGATTCGGCGCTACGTACCCGTCCATGACGAGTGGCCGCGCCTTGTTGATCAGCATGGGCGATGCGTTCATGCGCTTGTGAACGTCCGCGGGCACCTCAGACCATAGGTTTTGGAGGCGCGTCATGGTCGGCGTGCCTGTCATGTCCTCCCACGTTGTCTCGGGCTCCATCCTCGCTTGGGTACGCGCATTGAGCGTGCACCGGGCTCGAAGGGCGGTCATGGTCTCCTGCAGCGCCAGCAGTGCGGTCAACAGCTTGTCCTGCCCGGGCTTGCCCGAGCCCCGTGTGTTGAAGTAGCTGATGCGCCTTGTTGTGATCTCTAACTCATCCGCCAAGCGAGCCCTCACATGCCCCCACGGGGCGGCTTTCCACTTGTCCCATCGGTTCGCCACGGCTTGGCGCATCTTGGCGCTGGCCTTGGCACGCTTCCTCTCAGCGTCGATCTTGACCCGGGCCAGCGATGCTTTGCCGTCGTACGCCGCCTTGTACATGTCGGGTATCGTCATGTCGTTGGGCTTGTAATGCCCGGGCTGGCACTTGGTGCAGAACTTCGACTCGACTGTCACTACGCGCAGACCGCGCAGGGCGCGGGGTTGATCGTCCTGATTGCGCATGCCCTTGTATCCCCGGGCCTCGGCTTGTGCCCTTGTCAGGGGCCGGCGAAAGTGCTTGGCGAGTTTGGTCTCGTGGCACTTGGCGCAACAGATGGCGTAGGCTGCCGTGATCTCCCAGCGTGTGGGGAAGGCCTCGTGGTAATCGAGGTAGTTTTCGTCGCTCATGGTGTGTCCTATGAAAAAAGAAACAATCATAGCACACGTTTTATAAACTACCCAGCGTTCAAGGTCAGGTTTCAGGGGTAGGGGCCGGTGAATCGGCCTTATGAATCAACGACTTAGCGCATCGCGGAGCCGATGTCTACCAATTTTCAGACTATCTTCACTTACCAAACGCTTCGTTTTCTTTTTTCTTTTCCGCTGCGGGAAAAGTCGGAACTGGTTCCGAGAAAATAAAAACAAAAGAATTTCTCCCTATATATATAAATCTTATATAGGTTAGTAGTAGTAGTAGAGCAAAAATGTTGTTGATTCATAACGCTTTTTTTGGCGGCCGCTACCTACGCACAGTGGGGGCAAACGGTGGGTAGAATTTTTTTGACCTTTTTATAGTGTGAAATGCCGTTGCACCAAATGAAATGCCCGAAAAGTCCACCGCGCACGGCGGATTGTTACACTGGTCGTTCATGCCATAGGCCCCTGTCACGGGCCTACAGGCTGACTAGACCTTAGAAGTCGGCGGTATGCACTACGGGCTCGCCAGCACGCTCAGCGAGCATCACAGTGACCATGTGCGCCTTGGACTTGGCGGGCTTGAATACCGCCACTGCTTTTTGCATCGCCTCATAGGACGAGACGGCATAGACCTCGATGCGCTTGCCGTTGAAGAACGCGACGTAGCCGTTCATACCTTGATCCACTTGCATCCGTAGACGCCGGGGAAGTACTCGTTGCCCGGGGCCATGCGTATCCGCCCGGTGCTGTTGGACTTGTGGGGAGGCCGTCCGTCGCGCACCATTTCCTTCTCGCCACGGAAGTCGGTCAGCACTTGCCCCCGTTCGACGCTCTTCTGCGTCACCTCGTCGATCAGCAGCCACAGCTTGCCGTCGTACCCGATACCTTTGATTTGATCCATGATGTACTCCAAAAAGTCGGAACAAGTTCCGAGAAACGCCAGTGAACCGCACTGGCTACGGGTTTTTAGATGGCCCAGATTTTGGACTGGCTTGCCTTTGCGCCTTGATGGTCGAGGATACGGGCGCACAGGTTGATGACCAGCAAGTCGCGGTCTGGATGCTCACACGATTGGTAGTCGAGGCAGTTGAGCATTGCCGCTATGTCATGCCCGGTGAACGTGTTCAGGTCAGCCGCTTGGGCCATGTCACACTTGGTGACGCGGGTCTTCTCTTGGTAGCGGTGGTTGACGCTACGGATGTTCTCGCGCTTGAAATGGTTTGCTGCGTCCTGTGCCTGCCGTTTGTCTGCGAACAGTGCCGTGGCAATGGTGGCGATGTGCCGGTCTGTGCAAATGAATGCGCTCATGATGTACTCCAGAAAAGTCGGAACAAAGTCCGAGAAAAGTGCGACGTTGCACTCCATAGGCCAGCACGCTGGCCTACAGACTACGCTTTACGCAAGCACTTCTTCGACCTCAATGAATCGAAGCCAATAGTTGCGGCCACTGCAATTAACCATTACGCTGAGCCACGCAGCGTACCAGTCTGCATCAAGGCTTTCGCCCTGTGCAACCCACTCGGCAACGAACTGCCCGTTGTCTAGGCGGGCGAGGATGTTCCAACCGCCTTCGGCCTCTCCCGCTTCGGGGTCGGTTGGGGTGCAGGACAAGAACACGATTTCATTACCCCTCTCCCCTGCGCGGGAGTCCACGTAGAACCCGACGCCCAGCCCCGAGGCGCTGACTTGGCGCACCTCGGTATTGGGTGCGAGTAGGTGGCGCACGTGCGCCATCAGTGCATACAGGTTGGTTTGATTGACTTTGTTGCTCATGATGTATCTCCAATAAGTGCAAGATCGCACTCCAATGCACACGGGCTCATAACACCGTGCACATCAGGCTGAAACCGTGCAATCCACCCCATGCACAGGATCGCATGGGAGGATTACTGTCAAAAGTCGGAACTGATTCCGACTTATTTTGCTTTGGCTGTGGCGATGGCCGATGCGCACAGCTTGCCAGCTTCCTTGTACTCATTGCACAGAGCCCACAGCTTTGCCGCCGCGGCAAGGATGTCGGCGGGCACATCCAGTTCGACCTTATCGGTCACAGTCGCAGTGATAACTGCGACGATTTTGTTGAGCCGCTTTGTAACGGCGGACACTTGCGATGCATCGCCTGTCAGGACTACGCGCCCTGTATCGGCCGTCTTGATGCTAACGCTATACGGGTTCTTAGCGCGGTTGTTGTAATACCCGACGACGATTGGACGAAGGGTTTTCTGTACGGTCTCTTTGTCGCAGCCCTTGAATTCCACTTGAAGCTGAGTGCAAGCTTCAAGTAGATCGTCACCCGCTTTGCAAGCATTAGCGGTAAGGGTAGCGATAGCGGACATGTTGAGTGATTTCATGATGAACTCCAATGGATAACAAAAGTCGGAACGGGTTCCGAGAAACCTCAATAGACCTGATTGCCTATTGAGTGACTGCATTGTAGCATATGCACCTTTTCCACGGTATCGGTGGCAGCCTATGGCGAACCCCACCGTACCCCCATCACCCCTTTACAGTGAGGCTGTGGCATCGCGGCAATAACACTGTTCCAAGCAAATCCCCAACACTTTGTAAAAACATTGTCACTGCGTTGCAAATACCGTTGATGCGTTGCAAATACCGTTGATGCGTTGCAAATACCGCCGCGGCGTTGCAAATACCCCCACCTTCTCTTTCTACGCGCACCCCCACCCCCTATGTAAAAATTCCCAGTGGTTTTCTGTCAAACAAAAAAAAGCCCACCGAGGTGGGCTAAGGAGCGTTGCGCTCCAACAGGGAGAAACAAATGCAGGTTTGAGTGTACACTATGAATACGAAACGGCACACACTGTCGTTTACGCGGAGGTTCATGTTTGATAATCTAGTTGAGTTCACGCCCGATCCTGCGGGGGTCGGAGACTTTATTCCTTTTGAGAAGGCTGCGCCGGCAGACATCCTTGACGCTCAAGTCGGAACCAGCGATTGGTTGGAGAAGCTTGGCGTGCCCTCCGACGAACAGCTAGACGCCAAGAGCCAGCAGACAGCCGCCCGGGAAGCATTCACCGCGCTTAACTTTGACACAGACAACACCAAGCAGCGCACAGCGCTTGCCACCATAAAGACGCCTGCTGCAGTGCAGCATCTGGCAGGCATGCTGACCGCCTACGATTGGGAGTTTGTCAATCAGGCCAAGGAACTCCGGGGCTACACAGTCTCAAAGATCCTTGAGGAGACCAAACACCCCGACGCCCGTATTCGGCTGAAGGCGCTGCAGATGCTGGGCACTGTCACCGAAGTAGCCCTTTTCACAGACCGCGTGGAGGTCACCAAGATAGACGCCAGCGAAGAGGACGTTGAGAAGCGCTTGCGGCTACGCCTGTCTAAGTTCTTGTTGCCGGCAGACGGAGCAACTGTCACCGATGTGACACCCGTATCAGACCCCGCGCCATTTGCCATCCCAGAGGCCAGCAACGAGGGCGAAGGTATGACGCTGGATGCCGAAATCGGCATAGTAGCCGAGCGACGGAATGCTTGAGGAACTGACGCCCGACGCTGTTGCCCGCCTGCTGGCCGGTTTGTCGACAATGCCGGCGGCAGAGAAGCTGGCGCTGCTGGATGAGCTAGAGTTGCTTGAGAAGAAAAAGAAACTGCAGGAGTGCCGGGATGATTTCCTGAAGTTCTGCGCCTATATGTATCCGGACTGGAAGGAAGGCCCGCACCATCGGTATATGAAAGGCCCGCTGCACAACGTCAAGGACGGAGCGGAGTTACGCCTGACGGTCAGTATGCCCCCACGCTTTGGGAAGTCCGAGACCATTGCGTACTTGTTCATTGGTTGGTACCTAGGCCACCACCCGCACCATCACATCATGATGGCAACGCACACCTCCACGCTGTCCGCGGACTTTGGGCGCAAAGTGCGCAACATGATCGACACCGACAAGTACCGGAGCATTTTCCCCAACACCATTGTGTCCCGGGACAAATCCGCCTCAGACAACTGGGCGACGACTTCCGGGGGCAAGTATCTGGCAATTGGTATCGGCGCGAACGTGGCCGGCCACGGCGCACACTTACTGATTGCTGACGACTTGGTGTCTGAGCAGGCGGTGCTCGCCAACCCGGAGGCTGCGTTCGACACGGCATGGACATACATGCAGGTGGGCCCCATGCAGCGGTTGATGCCCGGGGGGCGCATCGTAATGATTGGCACCCGCTGGGGGAAAAAGGATCCCATTGGACGCGCACTGGCATGGGCAGAACAGAACCCCGCGGCACTGCCGTGGCAAGAGATCCGGTTCCCGGCCATCCTCCCGTCGGGCAAGAGCCTGTGGCCCGGGCAGTGGCCGATAGACCAGCTTCTGGCAAAGAAGGCCGGCATGCAGCCGCAGTACTGGTCCGCTCAGTACATGCAGGAGCCCACCAGCGAAGAGGGAGCGTTGCTTAAACGCAACTGGTGGAAGCTATGGGAGAAGTCCGATCCGCCCGACATGGAGTTTGTCATACAGGTCTGGGACACCGCGCACGAGACCAAGAACAACAACGACTACAGCGCGTGCACAACGTGGGGCGTCTGGTACAACGAAGAGAGCCACCGGCACGAGTTGATGCTGCTCAACGCCATCAAAGACCGGTGGGAGTTCCCCCAGCTTAAAGAGGTCGTGCTGGAGCAGTACAAGGAATGGGAGCCTGAGTGTTTGCTGGTAGAGAAGAAAGCTGCCGGGGCTCCGCTCATTCAAGAACTGCGGCAGATGGACATTGTCGTGGAGGAATACAGCCCCTCAAGGGGAGCCGCGGGGGTGTCCAACGACAAACGTGCGCGGGTGCACTCGGTATCTCCCCTGCTTTTTGATGGTATTGTGTGGTCCCCAGACTTTCGGTGGGCGCACGAAGTCATCAATGAGTGCGCAGAATTTCCCAATGGCGAGCATGATGACTACGTTGACTGCGTGACAATGGCGCTGAGCCGCTATAGGCGTGGCGGGTTCATATCGCTAAAATCAGACCGCCAAGACGAGCCTAAGATGTTTAGGCGCAGCAGACAAGCTGCATACTATTAAGGATACCAAATGGCAACCAACATTGATAAAGCGCTGTACCAAGCCCCTATGGGTTTGGACGACATGGGGGACGAGGGTATTGAGATTGAGATCGTTGACCCAGAGGAAGTGAAGATTGGGATTGACGGCATGGAG